AGCTTCCAAGTCTGAGAATGTCACTGTGGATTCTGGACATGGAATAGTAGCTGGGGAAGTAATCCTAATTGACTCTGAAGAAATGTTTGTGAGAGTAGCTGGAACAACTGCTTTAACAGTTGAGCGGGCTTTTAATGGTACTACCTTAGCTGCTCATACTAACAATACAGCGGTTCATATCTTTAGAACTCTCACTGTTACTAGAGGAGTGAATGGAACAACTGCCGCCACTCACGCTAACTCCACAGCAATATCGGCTTATAGAGCACCTGCTCCCATTCGTCAGCTAACTACAGCGATGGCTGTAGCTGCAATAACTCAAGAGTCTGCAGCATATGGTAGGGCTATTGGTGCTGGAGATGCCGCTGTTGATATGTCAGGAAGGGAAATAGGAGCCTTACAAATGCGAGTTACAGAAGAATATATAAGACCAAGGGAGTATGCACTTTAATGCAACTTACGACCAAAGTGGAATTAACAGGTAACATCTTTAAGGGAGTAGCTCCTCAGATTCTTAATCAAATTGTAAATGATGGAATCCGAGAACTGGTACAACTTGGTGAAACATATCTTATGAATAACCTAAAAACTGGTGGCCTTTACTTGGGTACCGAATTAGTAGGTGGTGGCAGAAAACAAACTTCCACAGGAAATTATAGAAGGAACATATCTACAAGTGTAAGTAATTTGCATGGAAAGATAGATGATGGTGGAGTTGTATATGGGCCATGGTTGGAAGGTATTAGCTCAAGAAATTATCCAAGCACGAAATTCAAGGGGTATTCAGCTTTCAGAAAAGCAAGCCAGAAAATGGAAAAAGGAAAACATTCTATTTTTAGAAAGCAACTTGATAGATACGTAAGAAAGATGAATGCGTAATGGCTTTTAATATTCAAACAACATTAGATGCAATCACATCGCATATTTCCAGAAGTGGATATGTTGCTGATGCTTTAGTTGGGGAACCAGTATCCCCTCCAGATACTGTAGATAGAATCCATGCTGCGATTTATATGTCTGGAGCATCCATTGTTGAGTTAACACTTACAAATACGATAGAAGTTCATACGGTTATTTGTCGCCTTTATAAAAGAGCGGCATTTGGTCAAGGCGATGACGCTGGAGACGTTGAAAAGGATGTAGCCCTAGCAGTTTCAGAGATTAGTTCAAACCTAGTTGGGGAATATGACCTTGGAGCAACAATACGCAATATTGATATCGCTGGACAGTATGGTACTGGTATGTCTGCTACTTGGGGATATATAACTATTGGCTCAACTGTATTCAGAACAGTGGATTTAACAATACCTTTGGTGGTAGATGACTCTGGAACTCAGTCTGCATAGGAGATGAAATGGCTAAATCAAATGGATTAGGAATGGGACTGTTAATAGGTTCCTCTGATTTAAGTGGAGATGTTGGGGTTATAAATAATATATCCACGCCAGTTGGAGCATTGGATATTACGGGTATTAATAAAAGTGCTCATGAGAGATTACAAGGTCTTGTTGATGGTATTGTAGGATTCAATACTTACTTCAACGATGCTACTGGAGCGGCTCACCTTGCATTACGTGCCCCATTTGGAACTGCTTCGGCTTCTCGTCCATTAACAATTTACTTTGGGGCAGATGTTGGAGATGCTGCTTTCATGGCAGATACCATGAGTTTGAATTATGACGGTAGTAGGGAAGCAGATGGAATGCTTACGTTTGATGTTGAGTTGAATACCCTAACTACACTTCCTACTTATGGCGTAATGCTTACAAGTGCTTCAGATACCCATACTGGAGCAACAAATGGAACAACTGTAGACCAAGGAGCGCAGACTACCGCTGGAGCGGAAGCCATACTGCACGTTACGTCCTTCACTGGTTCAAACTTTACAGCGACAGTTCAAGATAGTTCCAATGGGTCTAGTTGGGGAACACTAAAGGCATTCACTCAAGTAACTGATATAGGTACTGAACGTGTTACTGTCAGTGGCACCGTGGAACGCTATGTCCGTGTAATTTCTACGGGGACATTTAACCCTGTAACCTTTGCGGTAAGTTTTAGGAGAGGAACAGCAACTGACCGTGTCACGTATTCATAGAAATCCAAAAACTAAATTTGTATTAAGGCGAGCCAGAGGCGCAGAGAGAAAACTGACTTGTTTAGAGGCAAATTGTGAAAGTAAAGAAAAGGGATGGAAAACCATTCTTTCATCTCCAGCGCAACAGAATTTAATTAATTTCATAAGGTCTGGTAAGACAGGGAGACGGTATTTAGAGGTAATTGAAAGTGAAGGCCTAGTTACCTTTTACTTTGCAGAAGGTCAAGATTGTTTTAATGAACACTGGGGCAGGGATGCCGTATTTGATATTGGCAAATTACAAACAGAGCGTCCATCCCTTTGGTACCCAGACGGAGACGCATTTGTGGAAGATAGCGATAAACATTTGAGGAAACTCAAGGAGGTAATGGAGTAATGGCAAAAGAAAGTGGAATTGGCGCAGCAATAGCGGTTGATGATTCTGGTGGGTCGGCAAGAACTATCAGCAATGATATAACCAACTTTGATTTCAGTACGCCGAGAGGAATACAGGACATTACTGGGTTGGACAAATCAGCAAGGGAAACCTTGCAGACTCTTGCAGACTTTAGTATCACCATAAATGGCGTATTCAATGATGGCAGCAATATGAGTCACGCAGTGTTTTCTACAGTGCCATCAAGCTCAGTAGCAAGAACAGTGACCATCACCATCTCAGGGCAGAGTTTACCGAATGAGACTCACTTTAATGATTATGCTCTTTCAAGGGCAGCATCAGGTGAGTTGACATATTCGGCTCCCGGAGTTTTGTCTGGAGGTACAGTTCCTACATGGGCATAAGTGAACGTATGCTCGTAGGTTCATAGGTTCTCTCCTTTCGATACCCGATGTGGTGGGTGTCGGGTTACAGCAACCCACCATAAAAGAATAGGAAGGTGACACGATGACCTCAAGAAAGAACGAGGGATTCAGGGTTACTAGGAGAACAGCTATCATTGACTTTGCCGAGGATTCACCTTGGTATGGTGTAGAGGCAGAAGTCAATATTTCGGTTCCATTTGAAACTTTGTTTTGGTTTCAACGTAATTCTGAAAATAATGATGTTGAAACAAGCTCTGAAGCCTTAATGCGTTTTGGCAACGATTATCTAATTTCTTGGAATGTTTTAGACCCAGACGGAAATCCCTACCCAGCAACTGGAGATGGAGTCTGCTCTGTTCACGATAGTGGACTTGTAACTTCTGTAATGATGGGATGGATAGAGGCGGTGATTAAACCAGCACCAAATTTATCCGAGAGGTACAACGCTGGAGACACGTTGGAGGAGGATATGACTCAGAAGCTGGGAGCGATATCAAACTCCCTATAGAGTTATCTGAAGCAAGAACAATAGATGCGTTGTGCCAGAGGTACAGTTGTCTACCAAGTGAATTAATGAAAGAGGATGCAAATTTTATTCTCCATATGCACGCTTTAATGAAAGAGGCTGGAGATGATGAGGAAGTAGAAAATGGCGAATGAAGTAAGGATAACAGTTGGAGCAGATACAAAGCAGGCAGACAAAGCTGTAAAAGGATTTAAGCAGCGACTGAATGATGTATCTGGTAAGGCTAAAATCGCTGGAGCTTCATTATCAGCAATGGGTGCTGGTGGCGTACTGGCAATGAAAGGTTTTGCTCAAGCGGCATTAGAACAACAAGCTGCAGTTGATTCATTGGCGGCAGTGGTGGGAAATGCTGGAGAAAACTTTGGCGCAGTAGAGGCTAAAGTCATGGCAGCTACTGCTGCCCTACAAAGAAAAACCAACTATGGGGACGAGGCTCAAATCAGAGTATTAACTCAGTTGGTTCCGATGTTAGGAAGTACGGATAAGGCTTTAGCTGCATTACCCGCAGTTATGGAAGTGGCTGCCGCTACAGGGAAGGATTTTGAATCTACTGTGGCGACAATGGGGCCAGTTCTGGCAGGGTTAACAAATAGGGTAAGAGGTACAGCTTTAGAATTTGATGCATCCGCTGGGCCAATGGAAAGAATTGAAATGATTATGAAAGAGCTTGGAGGCACTGCCGAAGCTCAAGCAAATCCATTTACTCAGATGTCAAATGCCATGGGAGATGTTAAAGAGGCAATCGGAGCAGGGTTATTACCAGTTATGACTCCTCTATTAAAAGGACTTCAATCATTTGCAGAACGATTACAAACTATGAATCCTCGGTTACTCAAGATTGTTGCTCTTGTATTGGCTGGTGTAACTGCATTTGGTCTAATAGGTGGGCCGATTCTCTTAATTATCGGACTTCTTCCAACACTAGCTGCTGGGTTTGCACTGGTAACTGCCGCTGCCCTTCCTATTACGCTAGCGATTGTTGGAATTAGTGCTGCGATAGCTGCTGGAATTGTCGTATATAAGAACTGGGATAATATCATGGGATTTATTTCAAAGTCCTTAAGAAATGCAAAGAACAGAATACAACCACTCATAGATGCCATTTCAACACTTATCAGAAAGATTAAGGAATTTATTGGTGTTGTAGCGGATTCTCCTATAGGACAATTAATAGGAGGCGTAGGCAAGGTAGTTGGGAAAGCTGCTGGTGGTGCAGTTAGTGCTATTGGTGGTTTTTTCTCTGGTGGAAGAATGGGATTTGCAGCTGGAGGAAGGGTTCCCGGACCAGAAGGAGCACCAAGGATGGCAGTTGTCCATGGAGGAGAGATGATATTAAACAGAGGACAACAAAGAGCAGGGGGATTCGGTGGCGTAACAGTAAATATCACAGGAAATCATATAACTGGTGAAGTTGAATTGGACAGAATAGTGCGCAGGGCAATTACCAGTGCTGGTGTGAGAGGAGCTTTGTAATGGGAGGATTTCAGCATAAATCAGTAGGAACAGGACTTACTCAGGCTGAATATGAGCAGACCGATACTGGGCATCAATTCGCCAGTCAAGCAACTGGAATGATGCTCTACTCCTCAAGCAGTACTGTCAATACAAGTCTTGCCATTGGAAGCACCTCTGCATTCTTGCAAGTTGCTGGAGGTATTCCAGCTTGGACATTAACACCTATAGTTGCAGATGACAGCTTCATTAAAGTAGGAACTGATGGCGATTCGGTTATCCTTAATCGGTCTACATCTTTATCCGCAGATGCGGAATTATCTAATGTTATTGAGGGAACATCTGCCCACGCAGGAGTAGCTGCAAACAGTTTAATAATTTCCAACGTTACCAATGATGGGGACATAATGTTCCTAGTTTCAGATGGTGGGAATTCCAAGGGATTATTAAAGCTCAAAGGGTCAGATGGAACAGTAAACATAGCAGCAGATACATATATAAGTGACGGAGCAGGGATTGTTGTGGGTTATACAGCCCAAGAAACTATTTCTGCTATTGATGGTGATACAGACCTCGTTCCAGAAGTACAGATTATGGGAACGACTGCCGCAGATGCCTCTATTTTATTAGGAGCATGGAGTACCACAGCCACTCACGTTGCCGCTCCTATAT